CACCGGATCCGTCTGCGGGTCGGGTGTTTTTGTTTTGCACTGGGAGGCTCTATGAGAAAGCTTTGGACGATACGCTGGTTCCGTGTTCTGCTCGGCGTGGTGCTGACGGCGGCGCTGCTTGCGCCGGTCGTGCTCCCTGCGCTGCAGATGCAGCGGCAGGAGCCGGAAAACCCGATCCGAAAGGAGAATATCCAGCCGGTGCGCCGACTGAGCTTTGGCGACGGAGACGGCGGCACGCTTGCCGCCGCGCCGCTTACGCAGGAAACCGGAACAGGCGGCAGCCAGTCCGGGCAGGAGCAGAATCCTGAACAGCCGCCGGAGGAGCAGACCGGCGAGAACGTGCCCGAGCAGCTGCCTGAGCAGCCCCGATCCGACCCGGAGCCGCAGCCCGGCCAGGAATCCGGCGAGCAGCCCGGTGAGAGGACCGACGGCCAGCCGGACGACGCCGGAGACGAGACGCAGCCCGACGCACTCGACCTTGGCCTCGTACTCACCTGGTACCGCTACGGCGGGGAGCGCTATCGCTCACTCTGCCCGTCGGATACGACCGTGCGGCAGGACGTGCGCACTGCGCAGCTGCCCGATGGAAAGCTGCGCTATGAGCTGGAGCTGCGCGGCCTCGACGCGGTCGATTCCCAAATTACCAACGTAGAGATTTCGGAAAACAACGGCGCATTTGCACCGGCGGACGAACGCGGCAGCATTGCCATGCAGGTCGGCCCGCAGGGCGAGGACAGCTACTATACGCTCCGCGTGCAGGCAGTCTGCACGCACGTGCTGGAGGACGGAGCACGGCAGGAGCAGGAGACGGAATTCTGCTTCGTGCTGGTCTATTCCGACGAGCTTGATTTGGAAGCGCAGCTGCTATGGACGCTTGCAGGCGGCGGTACGGCCAGCCTGCGCTGCCAGCCCGGAAGCCGGGCCGCGTGCACGGTCAGAAACGACGAGCTGGAAGAAAATCTTCTGCGCTACAGCTTCCGTCTGGGCGGGCAGAGCGCCGAGGATGCAAAGCTCCTTTCCATTGCATACAGCGCCGCAAACGGACAGAGCGGGGTGCTGGACGCAAATGGCGGCGCGCTCACGCTGCAAAGCGGCGCGGACGGGGTGTGGCCCCGCTGGCGGTTTCCCCCTGCGTCGTTTCAAGGTTCAGCCCCGCGCCATATAAAAGCCGCCGCGCTGACGCGGTGCGTGGCGGCTCATTCATACCTTAGATGTTTTCGTATCAGCAGCACCCTTGGTTTTTTCGTAACGTTCACAGTTCGTATCATAGCCACTGCACGGTGCACACCGCTCGTGGGTGATCTCGAACGTGTGCCTGCACTGTTCATTTTTGTGCAGGGCTTTTTCGGTGGGACTTCTGTTATGTACCTTCATTTACAGCCTCAGAGAGGAACTTCGTCGTAGTGTGTAGCGATCATATCCGCGAAGTGCAGGCACATGGCCTCCGGGTAGCGGTCATAAACAGCACTGAGCGTATCCCAGTCCTGCGACCCGCTGTACGCTCCCATGTGCCAGCGGATTGCCACAATCTCCCGCGCTGTCAGCTTGATGTACTGCTGTGCCATGATGACGCTTCCTTCTCCATGGCCCACCATACCGGCGTCAAAGTATTCGTACTCGCCGTTGCCTTTATCGCGGTACTTGCCCACCTTGCAATAGTCGTGCAGGAGCGCCGCCGCAAGAACTTCATTCCGGTGACACTTCTTGAAAACGTGATTTGTTCTGCACAGCTCCATTGCCGCCTCTGCCACACAAACCGAGTGCTCACACAGACCGCCGGGATGGTTGGAATGGTGCTTAATGCTGGCAGGCTTTTCAAAGAATCCCAAAGCCACCATCTGCTGCCAGAGGTTTTCCGCTCCCGGACGATCAGCAAGGCCGCTCTCCGCCCAGAGAACCTCAAACTTTTCTTTCGGCTTCATGTCCTCATACAGTTTTTCGTTATCCATGGTTCAGCTCCTTCTGTTTCAAAAATTCTGCCCGGCCCTCCGGGTATCTTGTCGGTCTGTCGAAAATCTCCGGGTGCTTTTCGAGCATATCCAAAAGCATTTCCCGCATGGACGCCGCCACAAAGGGCGTAAATTCTCTGTTCACGCTCCCCCGCCTTTCTGCTTGTATTTCTGGCAGCGGGTTTTGTTTTCGTTCCTCCCGCCATTGGAACCGCCTTGTGTCAGTTCTCCGGCTCAAAGAACATTGCCACAAAGGCTTTCAGCTGGTTGACTGCAGCTTCTTTTTCGGCTTCCGTCTTGGCCGTCTTTTCAGCCCAGCAGTCCTTGACCATTTCATTGATAATCTCAAACATACTGTCTTTCAGACCTGCCAGATTTTCCTCGTCATCGGCTACCGCCATGAGGACACGGGCCACAATAAGCTCTGCCGCCGTCATCATGCCAACCGAACCGCCGTGAATGCTGACTTCCAGACCATCAGCCGTTCCCACGGCTGTAATTTCCACATTACAGTTCATGCTCTATCCTTCAAAGTCAACCGTTCTGCAGTTTGTTTGCCAGCGCCACAATGAAGTCCTTGAAGCCCGGCTCTGTCTCTGCAAACTGCCGTGCCATGCGGAACCCTACCGTCTCGCCAACAGGAGGCTTTTCCTTCTTCTCTGCCGGAGCCGCCTTTCCCTGCGCTTCCAAATCGTTCTGCACTGCATCAGGAATTTTGTCCTGAATCTTCTTGATAACGTACGGACGAAGCGGTTCGGGAACTTCTGCTACAACGCTGCCCACGATCTGGATCGTCAAATCCAGCAGATCAAGCCCGTTTCCCTTGAACTCGACCGACGCACCGCTGCCCTTGACCTCTCCGTGAATAAATGCGTATGCCATACTCTTTGTCCTTTCTGCTTGCAGGTAAATTTTCGGATATGTGGGTGCGCCCCGGAGTTGACACCGGGCGGCGGGGCTTGACGCTCCCCGCCTGCACTGGCCGCACCATATAAAGGCGGTGTCGGACATACCGCCTGCCCATGCGGGCCGCTCTGGCGTGTTCTTTCAGCCCTTGCCAGATAAGGCTTCATCTCGCCGACGCCGCCGTTCTTCGCACTGACGGCGGATGATCTCTTTTCCCTTGCGAATACGCTCGGTTTCTTCAAATCTCCACCTGCCGTAGGACAGCCCCGCGGCGTCGGCCTGCCGGACATCCAGCATCAGCTTGTCCGGCTTCATCTTTTCGGCCATTTGCTCATACCCTCGTGCTCCTTGTTGTGCTTGTACTCCCCGCCGTGCTATAATTTGAACATATAAAATGGGGAGGGGGTGAATTTATGAAATACTACTTTGTCGATCTTCGCGCACTACCCATATCTGAACGTATAGCAGCTTGTAAGAAAATGGAACAGTACGCATGGGAAGTCTTTGAAAAGGTTGGAACATCCGGCCTTGAATCCGCAGAGGTTTGCTGGACATCGCCAGAGGACTTTGAATCTTCTCCTTGTTTTCCTCAAGGATGCAAATGCACGCTTCTGGGAAACTGATCTTACGTCTTTGTGGCGGCGTGTGTAATAAGCAACGCCGCTGGAAAGTCCGGGTCGTAGTTGAACTCGATCCGGGCTTTTGCTTTATGGTCAACAAACCTCATGAATGCCCCGATGTCCCCCAACTTCTGAAACGCTTCTTCCTTGCGCCATACACCGATCCCGACGCCGTTGCAATGAACTTCTTCCGGCTTGTAGCCGTAATGTTTCAGAACTTCGTCCGGGTCGATTTCATCAAACGTCTTTTTGTTCAGCGCTTCTTCAATGTGTTCAGGTCTCAGCGTCATGCGCTCCGCCCTCCTGCTTGTTGTCTCTCCCCTCCCCGCCGTGCTATAATCAGTCGGAAAGGAGGCGTTATAAATATGTGGGTCTACCATTCTTCTATCGGCCCGTTGTATATCGTCCCAACCGGTGACGGCCTGTTCGGATTTCTGTACAACGGCATTATCTGGGAAGCCTGCCCCACTCCACAGATTGAAGCAGACAATGTATACTGCCGTGCCACCGGCTGCCCCGATGCTTCAAATCTGGAAGAACTCCCTCACGATTTATCGGAGTGGACATACATTTCCAAATAAGTTCCTCTCGCCCGGTTCAATGCTTCTTCGGCATCGTCCGGGCGAACTTTGTTTTTGTGGAACAGCCGCACGATGATCTGCGCCAGTTCTTCGCGTACCTTTTCCCTATACTCCGGTGAAGCCTCTGCCGCTGCCGGGTCATACAAGCGCGGGTACGCTTCCATAAAGGCTTCGCTGTCCAGCAGTTCTTCCATGATCCGCAGGATCAGGCGACGTTTCAGCTCCGGCGTTTTGTTCAGCGCTTCTACAATGTGTTCAGGTTTCAGCGTCATGTGCTCCGCCCTCCTGCCTTTCGGATTCCTGTGCGGCGCTTTCCCTCTGCACAATCTCAGCAATCGGAATATTCAGAACCACCGACAGACCGCCCGCAAGGGACAAGTCCATCCGCTTCTGACGCTCTCCGGTTTCGACCATCTGATAATACTGCCGCGAGATTCCAATGCGGTTTGCAACATCCTGTTGCGTAAGACCGGCCTTTTCGCGGGCTTCAATAAGGTATTCTCTCACCTGTTCTCTCCCTCCCTTGCAACGTGTCGTTGCTATCATAATAGCTTTGCTCCTTTCAAATGTCAACAATACGTTGCATTTTCAGCGTATTGCACAGTTTCTTTGCAACATTTTGTTTCCTCTGTTGAAAAAGCAACAATCAGTTGCTATAATAAAGTAAAAGGGGGATGCTCAATGGAAAATCTGACTATCATCCGTAAAGAATCTCACGCTACCCAGCAGGAAGTCGCTGACTATCTCGGTATTTCTCGTCAAGCATACGGCAACTATGAATCCGGCAAGCGTGAACCGGACTATGAAACGCTCTTAAAGCTCGGTGAATACTTCAATTGCAGCATCGACTATCTTCTTGGAAGCAGCCGTGGTGTTCGTTATCCCCTTCTCTCGGAGTTTGAGCGTAACCTATTGGAGCAATATCGAAGCGCGACACCTGCCATTCAGAGCGCAGTTTGCAAACTTCTTGATCTCAATGGTGAGGCTTGATAGAACCCATGAGGTTCCCCTGTCAATACAGGGGAACCTCCGCGTGCTACACTCTGTTGCTTACATATCCAGTGTAGCACGCGGAGCCGCCATCTTTTCCAAAGTCAATTCGCCTTTTTACTCCACAATTTTACGTTGATTATCTTTTATTCTTCATTTTCGTAAAATTTGCAAAAAGAAAAAGCCCGCCGGGCCGAAGCCTGACGGGCTATAGATGAAACTGTATTTATATAATTCAGCAGCGATTTATGATTTTTCGTCTCACACGTTGCGCTTTCGTCTAATCTGCGGGTTAAATGAGACGATTACTCGAAAGGACGCTCAAGGTATGGCAAAAAGAAAATTCAACAAGGGCGGCGAGGTTCGGCTGGTCGCCTATTACAGATACAGCGGCGGCAGCGGGCAGACTGAGCAATCCATTGAGGGCCAGCGCCGGGACTGCGAGGCCTACGCC